ATTAGTGGCATTATATATTACTCCTTCATTATCTACATCTCCTAATGGAGTATTTATATATGATATTTCATTTAAATCAAAACTTATATTAGATATATCTGCACTTAATAAATCATAAGCAGGTATTTCTATATCGCAAGTTAACGCACCAAATATATAAGTATTTGAATTTGATAATTGAAATCTATTATTTGTTAAATAAAGAGTGATTGTTGTACCTGGTGCAAGACCTCTGGCTAAAACTCTATATCCTGCAATTATGCCTGTTTCATTCATGTAAATCTTATCACTCGTATATTCATTTACACACCTTCTAGTTATATCAGCCCCACCGCCTGCAACTATATATAAATCATTCCTAATAAATTGAGAAGAGGTAGGCAAAGGAGGAGTTATAATTGTATATTCTAAGTCTCCACCTATGTATGGTAAAATTACAAAATTTTCAATTGAATTAGTACCCCAAGTATATTCAGCAGTCTTATTAGTTACTGAATTAATCCCATTTGCATATACTGAATTATTGCGTAGTCTATATATTGTACCACCACTTTGAACTTCAAATATTACATATATCCATTTAACTTTATATGCAACAGATTGAGATATATTGGCTTTGAATCTTATCTTTAAATATTCGCCTGCACCTCCTGCTAGATTTGGGGCAAATGTCGAGGCATTATATAACTGATAAATTAACTCATTTCTTTTAGCAGTAAAAACAGTGCTTAAATTAGATATATATGCACTAGTTGGGTTGTTTTCTGCATCAAGCCTACATTCAGGTGAACTTCTTAATATAATTTCAGCACTTGATAATGCAGGTAAATATTCAAGTATTGGATCAGCTAAAAATATTCTATTAGTGGATGGCTGAGCTTCTATAGCAACACTATTATCAAATACATTTTTTGTTAAAAAATTACCATCATAATCATACACATATTCTTGCCAAGTTGTGTAGTAATCATTCATCCTATCATCAATAATTCTAAACTTCCCATCACTCCACATTAGCTTTGAACCCATTGTGATAAGTAAATTTTCTAAAACTTGAAAATAGTTAAGTGAAAAATTGTTATCATTGTCTGTAAATGCTAATACTTGTACTAATGTCTTTTCAAATACATCGGCTGCTGAGTCCATAGTTGTCTCAAACATTGGACTTGAAGTTGAAAATAATTCATTTGAATTTAGATAAAAATATCCTGTGCCTGGAAATGGGTTAGTTAGAATATCAGCAAAAAATGTAGTAACAGGGTAAGTTCCACTTGGAGTTAATAATCTAAAATTTTCTGAATTGAATGGTAAGTCAACTAATGTACCTATATAGTCTATTGCTTTTAGACTTGTCATATATGGATAAGATGCTGATTCAAACTTTAATAAATCAGTAAGCACCACACCACCCCAATAGTATAAATTATCTTTTAATATAGTTATATAAATTGTTTTCTCGGCTCTATCAATTAAAGTATTTAAGTATGTTTCCATAGTTAAATCTTCAACAAAAATATCAATACTTAAATCCGTTGCTTTAACTACATCTTTATATAGCTCATCACCCTTTGAATTTACATTTAATGAAAAACCTTCGCCCCCTAATCTTATTTCGGTAGATGCACCAGAATAAGCTAAGTCATGTATTTGCACAACATACTCTATGTTTTTACTTGATACAAATGTTGATGTATATTTTATGTTTGCCATTAAAATCTTGTTTCTCTACCTGTTATTCTACTATAATCTCTTGAATTTTTGGTTTGCGATATTCTTATGTTATTACCACTTATCACACCTTGCACCATTACATTGCCACCGCCACCGCCACCCATTGACCTCATTAATATGCCTTGTAATTTATCTAGTGGTGCAACTACTTCAGGGTTATTACTTGCACCTGAGTATTCACCAATTAAAGCATTTGTAGGCCCATATACTACACCACCTGCTGCGAATCCTGTAGTTTCCTCTTTGCCTAAGTTTGCCATGCTTGATTTAGCCATGCTGCCTATTGCAATTAAAGCCGCACCTGCTGCTATTGCTGCTGGAGGGTTTATAAATAGTTGCGTTTGAATTGCTAGTGCAGCTATCCCCATTTGTACAAACTGCTTACCTAATGACACCGCCGCATCAGCGACCATTGAACCAAATGAGTCAAAAAACGATTCTAAACTACCTCCTCCTGCCATCATTTCTCCTAATGAAGTTGCTAATAATACAATGCCATTGACTGCAAGATTAGATAATGATTGTTGAAGTGCTTGCCCTGCATTTACCATTTTAGATGTATCTTCAACATACTTATCAGCAATAGCAGTGTAAACTTCTGCATCTGATAGTTCGGGTTTTTCTTTTCTAATCTGTTCAAATTTAATATCTATATCAGCTTTGCCCATCTTGAATTTTTTATACAATTCAAGCTCAGCTTTTTGATTTGATACTGCCTGATTAACTGAATCTTTAACTAATTGCTGACTCTTTAATAAGGCATCTGCTTCATCTTTTAAATTATCTTCTCTTAGTTTTTTCTCCCCTTCGTATCTCTTTGAAATTATTTGCAATATTTCTGAGTCTGATAAATACTTATTAGCTAATCGGATTGACTCAAACTCTTTATCTATTTGAGTTGATGTCATGCCTGTTTGCTTTATTAACTCAATCTCTTGTTTGCTATATTCATCTTGAGCCTTCATCCTATCTTGGAAAGCCTTAGCAACTACTTCAGCTTGCTTATTTTTTTCATCTAGCAATTCCTTTTGTTTTTTTTGAGTAGCTTCTAAATTCTTTTTAGCAATGGCATCTCCTGCTGCTGCTCTTTCTTTATCGATTGCAATTAACTGCCTATTAAGTTCTGCTTTTAATGCTGTTAAATCTTTATCTGTTGTGCCTTCTTGTTTAACCGCCTCGTTATAAGTATTAACAGCCTCCATCTTTTTCTTAGTAAACTCATCAAGCTGAGAGCCATGTTGCTGCAATGCCTTTTTATTCTTAGCTAATGAAACATCGGCTTGCTCAACTGCCTTCGCAAGTTTGCGTGAGCCATCACTTGTCACTCCAAAAAAGTCAGTAACTTTATTTATTAAATCTCCAATATAACTTGCTACTTTACCAAGCCCAGGTATAAGATTTAAAACTGCTTCTTTAAACTCTTTCCAATGTGTAACTAAATAACCTATTACTACTGCTGCTGCTCCTATTCCTGTGGCAATTAAAGCTACTTTCATAACTCCCATTGAGCCTACTGCCGCCATTATTTGAGTTTTCATAGCACCCATAGAATCTTTTAATGCCCCTAGTTGATTTAGTCCTTGCGACATTGCCATTAAGCCTTGAAGTTTAGCCATTACTTTAGTTGCTTCTTCTGACTTAACACCAAATGCAGCCATGCCTCCCTCAACCGCCATAAATCCACCTGCAACACCTTGTAAGACTCCTGAAACTGCTTTAAATTTTGCATCAGGATTTAAGGCATCAATAGCTTGACCTACATCACCCATCTCATCTTTTAAATTAGCTGCTTTTTGAGCTGCTGCAATAAATTGAGGAGACATCCTACCAAACTCTTCTGATGCTTTTTGTGCTTCCATAGTGGCCTGGCGAAGTTGCTGCCTTAAACTACCGCCTGCCTTTTTTCCTGCATCATCTCCGTTCTTACCTACATTGTCAAATGATTGTTTAACCTTGGCAAGTTCAGTGTTCATTGTATCAACTGATGACCTTATTGAATCAGCAAGTTTAGCATCAGTTGAAGCTATCGACTGAGCAAAGTCAGTCATCATCTTCCCAACCGCCACAAGTGATTTTTCAAGTGGTGTTAGTGTTGCTACTAATGATATATTTAAACTTCTACCTGCCATTATAATAATTTTTTATCTTGTAACTCTTTTTTTATTCTGTCGTACTCTGATATTTTGTAGCTCTCTTGTGTTTCTTTATCCCAATGAAAAGGAAATAGTGCAATCGGTTGTATTGGTTTGGATATTTGAGCATTCACTAACGTGGTAAAAAACAATCTTGAGTATTCTAATTGTTCATGTTTCGCTGAGTCTTTACCTTTGATATAATTTGCCCATTCTCGTGGTGTATAATCGTATATCTCCCCAATTCTTAACCCATAGTATGCAGCCGATTGCTCCAATTCATCAAAGTCTATTTCAAATCGTTTGGGCTTACCACCTCCGCCTTCCCTTCTTCTATTTGTTTAGCCTCTACTTTTCCTGTCATTGCCTCAACTATCGCATTAGCCAGTATATTCATGTCTTTTATGTCAATAGTGTCAGCAAATGAATCGTAAGTTTGAGTAAAGTCTTTCTCTTTATTCTCTTTGCCATAACCACTTTTTACCCCTTCAAAAACTACTTTGCATAGTGGCTCAAATCCACCCTCTTCAATTTCTGAAAAGACTTTATTGATGTTTAAAATACCATGGTCTCTTTTTAATCTGTGGAGAGCTCCAAAAGTTAATGCAAATGGATGTTCTTTTCCGTTGATGTTAATTACTTGTTTCATATTTATATTATTGTTATTGTGTTTTAAATTTAAGTATTATGTTATCAAAAAAAAGGAGTGGCAAATAAATCAATACCGCCACCCCTCAATAACAACATAACTACTATGCTGAGTTCTTTATGCTGCTCCTTGAGTCATTGGCCCATCTACCTCGAATGATGCCCCAAATTCTACGTTACCCTCTACCTCTGCGGCTTGGTCTAATGATGTTAAGTATGCAGATGCAGTGTATTTTTTTGCTCCACCTCCTGCAAATAATTGTTTAAATACAACTGTCATAACAGTTCTATTTTCTAAGGCATCGTTTAGTTCCCAAAATCCATAAGGTGTCGCACTTGGGTCTAGCAATCCTTTGAAGTCAAATGATGCACTCATTAATCCTTCTGCAAGTTCTCTATTACCATTAGAATCCTTGGTAGTTGTGTCTCTTGGAGACATTGAAAATTTAAGATTAGCACTCTTGCCATTAGCTATCACACCTGTCCCGATGTATAGTTTTACTTCTGTTCCGTTTAATATTACTGACATAATTTTTTTAGTTTACTGATGTTATTACTCCGTTAATTTCAAATGTAGCATCAAACTCTACACTACCTTCTACCTCTGCTGATTGTGTCATTGATGTTATATAACAGTTAGCGGTAAATGTTACACCATCTTGGTAGTATTGCACAACTACAGATGTTCTATTGGCTGCCAATGAATATAAATCTATAAATCCATATCCAATATTTAGTGCTACTAAACCTTTGAAGTCAAATGAGCCTGACTTGATTGCCTCGGCAGTTCCTTTCCAACCTGCTGAATCCTTAGTTGTTGTCTCTCTAGTTGCCATGCTGCGTTTAAAGTTGGCAGTCTTTCCGTAAGAGATTGTATCGCTACCAACCTTGATAACGCATGAAGTACCATTTAATATAGTTGCCATTTTTTATATATAATTTATTTTTTTCGTGTTTCTTTTTTTGGTTGCTTTGCTATAGCATTCTCTGATTCTTGTATTTTTAAAATACCAATACACCCTAGCTTTGTGAATTTATCAATATCTGAATTATGTATTTCAATTATAGTTCCTGCTTCTATGACTCTACCTGCTGAGTTAGTATAGTCTTTTTGTAATTTATATCTCGCCATGTTATTGTCTGTTGTATCTTATTATATAGTCTTGACTTATTGAATATTCTCCCAATGTGCCTGCATTCATTACAAAATCAGCATCTTGTTGGTCATCGAAAAAAACTATTTGAATATTGCCACTTGAGTAATAATCAAATCCTGTTCTTATGTTATCGGCTATTGTGTTGCACTCAGCCGATTGAGTGGTGTGTATATTTATTTGAAATCTTGTATCATCTGTTACACTTGCTCCATCTTTAGTGTTGTTTGGGCCTGTTGAAATTTGATTGAATATAACACATGGCATACTATAATTTGTCGTTGGTCTGTTTATTTGATAAACTGAGACTCCTGTACCAAGTATAGTTGTTAATGCTCCGAATACTTCTGTCTTTATACTCATTATGCAAATTTCTTTACTACCAAATCTCCTAATTTTTTTTCCATGTCGTTTAAAATATTTGACTTGTTCTCATCAAATGCTTTTCTTATAAATGATTTAGGTGGTATTACCTTGCCCCCTTTGTGTTTGAAACCATACTCAACTAAGTTAGCATGGTTGCCACCTCCTTTTCCATACTTAGGGCCTATCACTTTGTAGTTCTTTTTCTTTGGTTTAAATTCTTGTATTGACCTTCTTAAATTACCTGTATCATCATTTGGTATATTGGCTTTAATAGATGCAATCAACTTACTTGATGGAGCTTGTAATACTGATTGAATCTCATCACCTGTTGGGATTGAATTAACCAGTGCTTTTATAAGTTCGTTTATGCCTTCTACTGCCATTATCGTTTTATTTGTGCATCTATTTCAAATGCTACCTTTCTACCATATTGAACCGCCTCTTGAATGCTTAAAATAGTATAAGTTTCATCCATGTACTTTAATAACATTGTATCAAGTAAATCAACTGCATATCCATAGCGTACTGTGAATATTATTGTATCTACTCCTTGCTTCCTATCGTTAGTATATTCTTTACCTGCTGGACTTGAATTAGCTACTTTTGCCCACATCGATTTGAATAAGGTCTCACTAATTGAAAATCCACCCTCCGCATTCATTGTTTCAGTGAATGTGTAGATGTCAATTTTTCTATCAAGTTTTCCTATGTTCACTTAAAATACTCTTATTTTATAAGGGTTTAAAATGTATTCAGATGTCTTTGGTACATCGGCCACCGATTGACCTACTTGAACATCTTGCCTATTTTCATACCAATGACCGCC